TAGCAATTAAGCTACTTCGGTCGGTACGCGCTTTAAAAGGCACGCACCCACCCCAGATGATACTGCTGACTATCTGGTTTAATCCAGTCATCGGTATGTTCATCAACGCCCGAGGTCAGACCTCGGAACAGACGGTACCTACCGTCTTGCGGTTGGACAGTGTCCAACGGGCTACAGATTATGGTCTGTCCTTCCCAGTACTGGAGATCGGTGTTAAACCGAACTCTTTTCCTGTGTCGGATGTTCCACGAGAGAGCAATATCAGCTCCCTGACTATCTGTAGGCCACCCACGCCACCACAAGGCACCACCGGTTAAACCGGCTGGTAGGCCGAATCCTAGGTAGGACTCGACCTGCGCCTCGAGGTAATCGGCGAGGTAGCTGTACCCATGCATTCTAGCTCTATTAGCTAGATCAATTGTTGCATAGGTATCCGACATACTGGTGAGGGTGAGGCATTGTAGGCGCGCGATATCTAATCGCTCTCCACCATACGCATCCACACCACAGGACTCTCTGTAGAGTCCCTCGCTAAACGTTTTGTTATAATTAGGTTTGAAACCTAAGTATTCAAAACATTCACAAACGAACTTGCACGACTCACGTCGAACAAGAACGTCATCACCAAAAACAAATACCTCAGCCAGGTTGCTTCGAAGGAATTTCGAAGGTGAACCTGATCCAAGATACTCGTATGTTACTCCTCTCTGCACGTACGTAGCCGCAGCGGCCACGCACCAGAAGACAAGGGACTCGACTGGGAAACACATAGCACTCCCCATAGGGGCGAACATGTGCAACTTTACGATCTCCTTATTTTGTATTCTGACGTGCATTGCTCTCGAAGCAGCAAGGAATTGGACGTTACTCTTATTGAAGAGATAGCGCACAAGACCCCAACTGATTAGATCGCTAGCATCCTTTAGATCTATAGTCGAAAACTCCCGGGTCCGTGAGGACTCGAGAGCAAGACTACCATTCTGCTCTTGGTTATCGAATTTAATCGACGAGCTGGACTCCCCGTTGATAAGACGGTTAGTCTTTAGGATAGCAGAGGACTCTATTGCCTTATTCAACGCACGTAGCTGCCCTTGTTGAATCCACATCAGCCCTACGGGCTGAGTGCAGATAACGCGGGGGCCACGCTTGTCTTTGGGTACAATAGCGAGTTTACACACACTATGTGTGTAACGCGCCTGCTGGTGGTCAAACCAGCAAGGAGTAGGAACGTTCCAATCAGACATCGGGTAAAACTTATCGCATAAGCGAGTAGTTGCCGAATCTAACTTGGACCACTTATCGTAGCCACGTTTGGCATCAGACACAGACCCTGGACCGTGCGTCGGCCGGATATTCCGGTAGTCAGCTCGGTCCATGATCATGCCCGCCAATAAACGTGCTAGTTTAAGTGTACGGCCCAAATCGGTTACCATAGATGCTTTTTGAGCATAATGGCGAGCCGTAAGAGAAGCGCAAAGAGAATTTCTTCCCTTGAACGCTTCGATTGCCGTATCTTCCGCTTCTTTAGTAACTTCATGTGACTTACTCTTATACGTGAACAGACATATCTGGCGCATCGTTCGCAATACTACGCTGGAATGCGTAGCCAGGAATCTAAGCACCAGGGCTATCAGCTCTGTAGGCACATCCATTGAAGTCGAAAAACTCGACGATGGATGTATCCCTGAAACGACAATATGCACACACGTATCCTTGGGTAAGGACACATTATTATACAAGTCATCATAACAGAGCGCGTCCCCAGAGACGCTTACTACGCAAACAACGTGATCGATTAGACCACACTGTTCGATTAGTACTAACATGTCTCGCCAGCACTTCTCATAAAGAGAAGCCCTAGCGACGTCCAGTTGGGGGGTAAAACCCAATATGCTGGACGCGTCAGTCTGCAGGCGATTATATATTGTATTAATATTCATACAACAAGACAACTATTTGCCATCACCCACGATTGTTGCCATTTCTGGCAACGAGAGAGAGTTCGGCTTGCGCCATGAACTCTTGACACTGTTACCAATATCTGACGCTATGTCAGATAGAAGCAACGCAGGCAAGGGCAGGTACGTACCTGCCCTCTGGAACACATCTGACACCTTTTGGTGTCTAGCAGTAGTCCTCAGACTCACAACGTGACACGGGGATAATCCCCGCATAGCATTGTTAGAACTGAGTAGGATGGAGACACACCAGTAGAATCGCGAATCGTCCTTAATGAGGGCGACGTACGATCCAGTGGTATATCCCTTATCCAGTAAAACATCCTTAACGACGAGCCTAAAAGCCCATCTTTCGATGAGCGTAAGCCCGTCTTCTAGGATGACTACACCATACAGTCCATCTGATATCGTAATGATGAACTGTGACTTCCTCGCTAAGACTCCGACTATAGTTGCAACTTTCATTGTATATACTTTGACTGATGCCCCTATGGGCGTTATCTAATGTGTGGCGATCGGAATGATCGTAGCATCAAGCTACCTCATGATTAGTAACGACAGCAATGTTTGCTGAACGTAACGTAATCGCTGAGGCCATGAAGTCCGTCAAATCTGCCAGTGCGGCCGCGATATTAGTCGCGTCTGCATCGTCAGGGATAACGGCATTCAACATCCATGAAACGTTCTTGATCACACCAGACCCGCTATCATAAGCGCGGTCAATGCGAACAAGGGAACGAGTATCGATGCTGCCTGGCTCCACGGGGTTCTTCGTCTCTTTATGAGAGACGGTTAGAACGTCTGGGAGCGTATCACCACGAGAACGGGTCGTAAGAACCGTAGACGTGGGACTCGGGGACTTCGTTTTATTGAAGACCTTCGAGTTGATGGTATATGTGGTTGTCATGTTGTATCTGGATCCTATAACCGTAGGGAACGGACCTGTAATATCACAGGTAAGATTTGCGTATAAGAGGCAAACGCGTGCCGTACTAGACGCCTACCCCTAGAGTCCCCACCATTTGGGAGCTCTAGTATTAGGTAGACCGAGTCGCCGATTAAGGCTCCTCTCGATCTGATCTAACTTACGATTAAGTAAGTCTTCATATCGATCTGCAGACCGGAGTAATTGCTTACCACCAGCCGTATTAACGAGTGCAAGAAATCCTAATAGGACGTATTGCATCGGTTTATTCGGGAGCTTGAGTTGCGGTACGAACCGAGGAACGTCGGAAGGAATAATCCTTCGGAAATACCTCTGGTTCTGCAACCCCACGACGAGAGCCTGGCCCGCATCGTTCTCGAAAAGGTACTCGAGAGTTCGAGACCTAGTATCAGTGACGCAGACCTTGACGTTTGAAACGTCATGGGTTAGGCAACCTTGAAGGTTTTCTATTGCGCCACCGATGTTATAGAACCAGTCTACTACGAAGCTAAGCCTCGTAACAGACCAGAGCGTAGCCAATGATGGGATCAGGCCAAGAGTCCCCAATTTATTGAGGATATCCTGGCCCTTTCCGGTTAGCTTAGGCTTGACATTAGCACGTATGGTAACAACAACCTTACGTTTCCTACTGTCCTGTTTAGTACGGGTCTCACGATGCGCGAAACTCCACCAATAAGGTGAAGCGTCGTGGTGATAATGTACTGTTTGGTAGTTGTCGATAGTATCATCCAAGTTAAACTTGTAATGACGCGTAACGGGGCCGTCCCCTATTCGACGTAACCGCTCCCGAACAGACTTCGGGAACTGGGATAGCTCTTTTCTGATTGCCCTAAGGTCACTCAGAACGGGTCGCCAACCGAATGAATAGTTAAGAAAACCATTCACGAGGTTAGTAGCTAGCCCTTTTCGTCTCTGCCATATGTTAAAAAGCTGAGGAGTTTCCCCGGCTTCACAGATGGACTGACTTGCATCGAGAGAACGAGCACTAGAGATGAACTGGTTGTATGCATTAAAGATACAATCAGCTACGTCATCAGTTGAGCGTCCAGTGACCGATATATATAGGTCAGCCTGAGACTCAACAGGAGGCGTCTTCTGGCCGTAATGGAAGGATCCAGTACGACCGAAGTACTTAGTTCTCGGGTCGGGAGCATTAGACGCATCACTATTATCGACGGAGTCGAAACTAGTGGTGACTACAGCATCATAAACAAGGTGAAGACATGGCTTAAAGCTATGCTTCTCCTTGCTAGGTAAGTCCCACATATGGGACACGTGAGACTTATACGAGGGGTTTCCCCCAGCGTATGTGCCAGTATTCATATTTTGAAGATCTAGCACTGAAACATCACTTGAAGCGATGGTTGTTTCTTCATATCTCTCACGCATGTGTAGCTTTAAATTGTGAGTTCGTTGTACGTGGTTTATTCCACGTTTATCA